TTTCTGTTTATGAAATGATTAGAGAAGAAGGAACCGACCCATCAAAACCAGAATACGTTAGATTCTTACACGACCCTTCATTTGGTGGAGCAACATCAAATTATCACAAACCTGCAGGAGCAAAAACTTATTTTGAAAATTATGAGATAGCCCATTTTAGAATGCTATCAGATACAAACTTTTTACCTTATGGCAAATCGATGTTAGAAGGAGCTAGAAAAACTTGGAAGCAATTAACTCTTATGGAAGATGCTATGATGATACATAGAATCATGAGAGCCCCTTCAAAAAGGGTATTTAATATAGATATTGGCAACATTCCTCCAAACGAAGTAGATTCTTACATGCAGCAAGTTATCAATAGAATGAAAAAAGTACCGTATGTTGACCAAAATACGGGCGATTACAATCTTAAATTTAATCTACAAAACATGTTAGAAGATTTCTATCTACCAACCAGAGGCGGAAACAGTGGAACTAGAATAGAAGACTTAGGTGGATTAGAGTGGACTGGTACAGACGATATAGAGTATCTAAAAAATAGAATGTTAGCTGCTTTAAGAATGCCAAAAGCATTTATTGGTTATGAAGAAGGAGTAGATGGCAAAGCAACACTGGCGGCTATGGACGTTAGATTTGCAAGAACAATAGAAAGAATACAAAGAATAGCTGTTTCAGAGCTTACAAAAATAGCATTGGTACACTTATATTCTCAAGGGTATAAAGACGAGGATTTAGTAGACTTTAGTTTAGAATTAACAAATCCTTCTACGATATACGAGCAAGAAAAAATAGAACTTTGGTCGTCTAAAAATAGACTAGCCGATGATCTGAAAAACGGTCAAATGGTATCTGAAGACTGGATATACGACAAGATATTTAGTATGAGCAAAGACGAAGTAGACTTAGAAAGAGATAAGGTTATCGAAGACGTTATTCAAAAGTTTAGAAGAGATATGATTGAACGTGAAGGAAAGGATCCGGCAAAACAGCCATCGGTTGCAGAAGAAGCAAAGAAGAAGAATAAAAGAGATAGATTAAGAGCAGCAGGAGATACTAGAAAAACTAGAGGAGGGTCAGACGATGCAGATGTCGGCAGACCGGTAGAAGGAGATTACTACGGAACAGACAATGGAGCTAGAGGAAGAGATCCGTTAGGTAAAGAAAAACTTAAAAGAGATGTAAAAAATAGAGATAGAAGCAGAAAGCCAAACTTTAAAGGAGGAAGTCCTCTGGCTAGAGAAATTGCAATTTCTATGAATCTATTTGATAAGGATAAGAAAATACTAAAAGAAGAATCAGACATGCTAGACGAGTCTAATTTAATAGACAAGGACTTAACATAACGCGGTTTTTAATATATTTATATATGAATATAAGTATGTACTGAGAAAGGAGAACTTTTTGTGGCCAAGAATATAAAACACTCAAAAATAAAAAACACTGGAGTACTGTTTGAGCTATTAGTCAGACAAATTACAGCCGATACGCTTAATGGCGTAGAAAATTCTCCAGCTCTAAGGATTGTAAAAGAATATTTTAGAAAAGGTAGAACCTTGAAAAAAGAATTAGATTTATATAATTCTATTCTAAAGGAAAAATTTAATTCAGAGTTAAAGGCTGAAAAATTTTTAGACGCAGTTTTAGTTGAGAGAGCAAAAATTTCCTCTTCTACTCTTAAGAGACAAAAATACAACTTAATAAAAGAAATAGGTAGAAGTTATTCTTTAGAAACATTTTTTAAAACAAAGATAGGCAATTACAAATTAAATGCCTCAATATATCAATTGTTTGAGCACACAGCATCAAAAGAAGTAAAAAATCCTAGAATGATATTAAACTCTAGAGAAACAATAGTAGAACACATCGCTTCATCTACTCCCAAAACAACTCAAGAAAAAATGATTAAAGAGTTTTCAAAACAAGATAAGTCAATGAGATTGTTGAGCTACAAGGTGTTATTGGAAAAGTTTAATGAAAAATATGGAAAAGAATTGAACGCTGGCCAAAGAACGCTACTTAAAAGATATATAAGTGGACAAACAGATAAACTAACAGAACACATAAATAGCGAAGCAGCAAAGAGCAGAAAAAAAATTAACGCTTTTGCAAATAAAATTGATGATAGAATA